TCGTACCACGATTTTGAGCAGTGGTTGTAATAGTAGACCATTTATCCAAGACTTCTTCCTGAGAAAGACCATCTCTTTGAGCTACATATTTACTCCATTTATCTTTATCAAATGGTTTTTTATACTTTCCAATAAAAGTGGTTACACTAGTATACGTTTCACCAGTTTCGGTGTTAGTGTACACATGAGTATCATGATTTAAAGTTACAGGCATCCAGTCAAGATACCACAAAATCTGTTCTTTGCAAGAAAATTAGTAACCTAAAGCTTGCCAGAATATATCAGCAGTAACTATAGGATCAACGGATGGTATAGCATATGATGTATCTCCCATTACATAAAATCCGTTACTGCTTAAGCCTTTTACTACCGTTCCTATAGAACCCGGAACAGCAGGATCATAATTTAATGTTGCAGTTACATTGAAAGCTGAATTAGGAAATGTTGTTGGAAATGTAACTAAATGATAAGTTTGATTCAATGATACTGCTGACAAAATACCCCATTGCATGATCAATCCGCTTGGTAATTTTTGATAACCATTTGCTGATAATAATGCTTCCCCAGCATATGTGCTAGAAGGAGCAGATACCCATGTTCCACCAGTTCCATATTCATCATCATATACTAACATGTCTGTATGAGTTGCGACAAATGGTTTTGGTATATAATCACCAGTTGGAACTACAATATTATTAACGGTTTTTAATGCTTTAATACATGGTAATAATGCTACGTTACGGGGGCGGGTTGTACCACTACTCCCAGCATTATCATCAAATTGTGGTAATGATGTTGCAGCATATGTAGAATTTACTGATCCTAATCCTATATTAGGATAATCCAAAATATTATAATTATCTAATCCTACAGCAGATAATGTTATATTTTGTGATACATTACCACCAGTATATACCACACCAACTACTCCATATGTTGATGGTGTGTTATCATGACCAAATATAGTACCTTTTTGCCAACTTCCAAAAACACGTCCACTATCAACACCTCTACCATCATCCCAACCACGAATGAATTCACCACGTAAATCTGGTACTTTAAATCCAGTCAATACATCAGATGAATTATAATATTGAGTAGATAATCCATCATTATATGTAGTTCCTATAGCGGAATATAAATCAGTATAATCATTTATTGGTAATATACCTCCACTACATTCCAAAAATCCAGTTGGAGCAGCAGACATTGCAAACCAATGTATAGAACCTATTGGTGTGGAATCAAAATATGTACCATCTACTGTTAATTCACCATCATTCGGATCAATAGTAAATCCCGCACCAACTTTAACCCCTCCCAAATCAGTATAAGAAGCAATATTTAAATTTAATGTTCCTATATTTGATGCACTTAATCCTCTTCCGGTTCTTACCACACCTAATGTAGAACTAGTAGATGTAGGAATTTTTACTAACGAACCATCAACATAAAGTTTACTTCCGGTTGGAGTAGCTGTTAATTTAATCGTACTATTATCTACGTTAACTGATATATTTCCGCTGGAAACTTTAACTCCTCCATCTAATGGGATTTTAACTATACCAAACGTGTTTTCAGAAGCAATATTTACAGCACCTCCACCACCTGATCCAGCCACTGCATATATTTTTTTAGTAGCTGGATCTATTTTTATTGTATTATTATCTACATCAACTCTTAAATATCCATTTGATACAACCAGTCCATCTTTAACTATAACTCCACCTAAATTTGTTGAAGTAGCTACTGGTAATGTAAATGATCCACCACTATCTTGGCTTATTGTATTTAATAATAGGTAATTATCTGGTCTTAAATAGTCTCCACCAGTTAATAAATAAAATTTAGAAGTATCAGTTCTGTAAACCGTATCATATGGTAATATACCTGATAATTTTTCAAAATTGTTGGTGATCCAATTCTTATTGCCAACTACAATTCCACCGTAAGATCCAGTTTCACCATTATCTGCACTGTCTCCAACAAATAATCTCTTTTTATCGGTAGAAAAAACCAATTCTCCGCTATCATAAACGGTTAGTGTACGATCTATTTCTGGTCCTCTACGAACTCTAATGATCGCATTAACTCTATCTGTATTTACGAAAGGATTTGGCATAGAATTATTTAATAAAATTAACTAAATTTTGCATCGAAGAATGTTGGTACAGATACATTTTGAGATCCAAAATAATAATTAAAATTAAATACCCCACCTACATCTTGATTCCATCCACTCATATATAATGTTCCATCTTCTGTTACAATTTTTTGCGCCATTTCTGTTCCGTATCCACATAAATCAGCTTGATATACACGAATTCGTTGATCGTAACGTATTTTTGAAAAAGATGCATCCGCAGTTAATGGTTTATTTAAAAATACAAACTTATTATTATCATCTATTGTTGTAACAATAGTTCCGTCTTGAATTCCATAACCACTTAAAGTAAAATTTCGTTCTATATATACTATTTGATTACTAAATGTAGTTCCTCCTAATGTAAAAGTTTTAGAAGCAGTTAATGTTGCATTAAAAATGCGGTCAGATCCATTTATTAAATCTCCAGATAATATTAATGGATATCTTCCAGAATCAGTAAGTTGCGCTGGACTAGGACCGAAAAATTCATTTTCTCTAAAAGTTTTAATTGGACCCGGATCTGGAGTTTTCGTACCGGGATAAGACAACCCTAACGCATAAGTTTCATTAAATCCTGCACCATATAATGTTCCATCATCACAAACTACCAAAAATGCTCCATTTATAGTTCCATACATTCCACCACCATGCATTTGAACTATTTTTTTTGAAGGAAAAGATACTTTAGTTGGTGTATTAGTATGGGTTTGATTATTTAAACCCAATTGACCCCATTGATTATTTCCCCATGAATATAATTCATTTCCACTAGTTGCAGCTAATATACTAGTTCCTCCTGCTGCTGTACACATCATCGTAACACCAGATAATGGTGTTTTACTTGCATAATTTCTTGTAGTATTTTCGTTATTAGCTAATCCTAATTGACCAAATTTATTAGATCCACAAGTATAAACTTCACCATTTTCTGTTAGAAAATAAGAAGCCATAAATGTATCATATGATCCACCAGCCCATGTAGTTGCACTGCTATTTGCACCTCCTACGAAAACCGTATTAGTACTTATCACATCTATAATTCCACTTAATGGAACATACGAAGATCCATTAAAATATTTTACTGGTTGCCATGTATATACTATAGCATCATTGGAATTAACTCCAAGACATCCTTTTGTGTTATATCCACAAGCAAGTACAGTACCATCATTTTTTAATAAAAATGATTTAGATGCATTTCCGGGATTAACACAAAATACCTTTTTAACATTATCTACACCCAAATAATTAGATGCAACTCCATCGTCTTTAGTTAAAGCTTTTTGTGCATTTGATGCAAACCCAAATCCGACATTACTTACACCCAAACCATATGCTTTACCATTTGTTTTTGTATATAACAAATAAGCTTGAGATCCACCGGGACTTGCATAAATTGCAGCAGCTACGCAAAAATTCTTTACATTATCTGTTATAAATTCATATGAATTATAAACACCAGTTGAAGATTTATTTAAAAGATAATGACTATTATTACCAGTTCCATACAATTGATTACTTTCTGTACGAAAAATAGTAAATCCATTACTAGAACCAGTAGAAAATACTTGCATATCTGGATCACCTCGTGAATCTCCTTGCGATATAGATTGTGGTTTTTTATCTTTCCAATTTATAACTGCGGTTTGTGGTCTATTACTATTAGAACTAACTCCAGTTCTACCATGTGAAGGCGTAGATCCCCATGTTATAATTCTTTTCCAATCTTCAGATACTAAAATACTAAAATGATTTCCAGTCATTTTAGCCAACCTTAATGAACTTTTTAATTTAGGTGGTGATTTAGGATCACAACCATAAGTAGCTCCTTCACATTTCGGTAGGTTAATTCTAATCGGAGTATTTTTTCTTAAGATTGGTAATCCAAACATAATTAACTTAAATCTCCAGCTATTAAAATTTCTGCATTTGCTATCACAACCATATTACATATTCCATATGCATCATTTATAGTTATTTTTCCTTGTGCATTTCTTATAATTATTCCATTTGTTATATCAGAAGGAATAAACGATAAATTATACACAGGACTTTTATTAATTGCTAATACATTAAATCCTACTTCCAAATCATTTGGTATTGAAATAAAACCATTATTGTCAGATGTAACTGACAATACACAACCAGTATCTTCTGGTGTTAATTGATATGTATAATTTGGTGCAGCTAAATGAATAGATTTTACAACAGTTTTGAATTTCTCTATTGAGTTCTTTTTAAAATCAACATTACCATTAAAATTAGAACTACTACCAACAGTTAATGTAGAATCAACTTGAGCAGTACCTTGTACGTTAAAATTAGCTGACTGAATTATTAAATCACCAGTCATTGTATCACCTGATACATTAACATATCTTGTATCTAAATCTTCTAGTTTTAAAGCATTTGCAGATATTTGAGTATCTACATAATCTTTTGTAGTAGCGTGCATTGCTGATACTGGATGTGCATGTAAGGTTATGTAACCTTCCATTGTACCACCACTTAAACGTAAAAATCCTGTATAAGGATCATTAAAATAAGTATCATTTATAGAATATACACCATTTACAAGTTTTAGTGTATTCTCATCAGCTCTTTGAGAAACTCTAGCATAATTAGCTAAAACATCTGGACCAGAATCACTGGATAACATGTATAAAACATTTGAATTTGTTTCAAAAAACAAATCATGTTGTATTCCAGTATTATCTGGTGTAGTACCAATTGTGTTTTTATTACCAACTAAATTAGCACCAACTGTAGATGCATCTCCAATAAACACACGTTTGATATCAGTAGAAAATACGATTTCACCATTATCAAATACTATACCTCGTCTTTGAGCATCTACACCACGACGAAGTTTAATAATAGAATCTATTTGTTCAGCCATGTGATTATTTAGCTTTAAATGTTACACGGACTGTTATTAAGTTTTTATACAATATATTAATGCTATATTCTTTGGACGAGTTTCAGTTCCTCCAGTTGCACCTGTATTTCTAGTTTGATTATGATGATCACCAGATGCTGTAGTTGTACTATCAACACCATCTACACTATTATCACCTATCATTTGTATGGTTGTATGTGTGTGTGATGCTAACATATCCTCTTGAGTTTTACCAAAAACTCGTCCTGCATCTATTCCTTTATTGTGATCCCATCCACGAACGAACAATCCACGCATGTCTGGTATTTGAAAACCAGTAACAGTATCAAATGTAGTACCATCTGCTTTAAAATTTTGTCCAACAACATCATATAAATTAGTATACGAATTAATAGGTAATATACTACCATCACATTCCAACCAACCTGCTGGTACACCAGATGCAGCAAACATCAAAACTCCACCTGTTGGAAATCCACCAACAGAATTTTTCATCTGTCCTATAGTAGATTTTTTAGTAGTTCCACCTTGATTAAGAGGAAACTCATCAGCATTTAATAATGTTGTTGCTGCTGGTAATTCTGAAATCTTTATATTAGCCATATTTGTATTTATCTAATGTTAGAATTATGCTTTTATACAATAAACTAATGCTACGTTACGTGGACGAGTTTCAGTTCCACCTGTTGCTCCTGTTGTTGAAGATGATGAAGCTGCTGCTGCATCTCTAGCATTTCCTTCTACTCTTTGTGTTCCAGTTGTTGTATTAGATGTATGCGTATGAGATTCGAACATATCTTCTTGAAATGTTCCTAATACACGACCAGTATCTACACCTCTTCCATGATCCCATCCACGAACGAATTCACCACGTAAATCAGGTATTTGAAAACCACTAAGAACATTAAATGTATTAAGTGTTTTATAATTTTGTCCTATAACACTGTATAAATCGGTATAATTATTAATAGGTAATACACTACCATCACATTCCAACCAACCTGTTGGTACACCAGAAACTGCAAACATCATAATACCTCCAGTTGGAAAACCAACTTTAACACTTACTGAATTTTGAATTTGTTCTAATGTAACTTTTTTAGTAGTTCCACCTTGATTGATTGGAAATTCGTCAGTAGTTAATACTGATGTTGCTGGTGGTAATGCTGAAATTTTTGCGTTAGGCATAATGATATTTAGTTTTCGATAATATTCTAATTATAATTAATATGATATAAATACTACACCAGATCCTAAAGTAGGAGCAATTGGATTAGTTCTTGCTATTACATTATTTGTTACTTTAGCATAAAAACCACTAGCTAAAAATAAATTATAATATGGAGATGTAATTGGTTGTACTACTACCGGACTACCAGTACCATAAGTATATCTAGTTCCACCATAAGATGCACCTCCTAAACAATCGTTATTATATCCACCACCAAAATTTGTAGCCCAAGGAGCTGCACCACCAACTCCATATCCCTTTCTTAAAGAATCCCAACCCCATTCACCGGGATTCCCAGAAACACTTGGACCTGCACCTTGATGCCCATGTGGAGATCCACCTAATTTAGTAGTATTATTCCAATATGCATTTCCTCCAGAATTTCCGCCATAGTATTTTCCTCCAATTCCACCTTTACATAAAATTTGATTCATACCTACAGGACCATTAGTAGCTGTTGTATTAAATTTACTATCACCACCATTACCACCATCTGCTTGATATCCTGCTGCTGCTCCTTGATTTCCTACAGTGACACTATAATATTGACCGGGAACTACATCCAATTCCGCATCTACCCATGCTCCTCCAGATCCACCAGACCATACACCATTTCCCGCACGACCTCCTCCAGCTAAAGTTCCAGCAGTTCCTGCTATTTGATATGCGCCACCACCACCACTTCCAGCTACAACTAATATTCTTATTTTTGTAACACCATCTGGACATAACCAACCTTCTGTTGGTGGAGGATTTGAAACTGTATAACAAACAAAATCATCATATAAATCATGAAATAATTTATTAAAAGTATTAGCTGCTACTGTAGTTTTTACAGTATTTTCAATAAGACTTTTAAAAGATCCACTTAAAGTATCATATGTTACTTTATTAGTACTAGTACCATCTCTTCCAATAGGAAATTCATCACTACCTTTTAATGAAGATACTGCTGATAATTGAGTTATTGTGACATTTGCCATATCTGTATTTAGCAATTATTTAATTACTTCGATGTATCTTCCTTGTTCAGATAAAATATCTATACCATCCTCTGTAATTAATATAAATGTGGGTTCAATTTCTCCTAATTCGATTTCTATATATTCTTCTTTTTCTGTTAAAATATAATAACCGTTTTCCTGTAATAAGAAATTCGAATCTCCGTTTTCATCACCATAAGATAAATATGCTAGTTTACTATATATTGTTCCAGCTACCGATGTAGCAACGCATCTATAATATGTTTTATCTTCTTCTGTAACATCATATATAGTATATGTGTTACCTATTGCTTCGATTATTAATTCATAATTACCACTATCGTCCATTTTCTCCCATGTGTATATAATATCATTGTATGGACCTACAGCTGAAGCAGAAAAGTTTATAGTATCACCGTATAATGCAGATTGAGAAAGTGGATGTTCTACCCAAATAAAATCTGTCGTAGATGGTGGTTGAACTGGTTTAATTGCTGCTAAACAAGCAGATATATCAGCAAATTTAGTTTTTAATTCTTGTAATTTTGCATTTAAATCACCAGTTATACTAGCATCTGCTATCAAATATAACTTTAAAGTAACACCATCTAAATCATATCCGATAATATATGTTCTTTTTGTAGGTTGTACGTGAATGATATCACCATACATACCATTTGTTGGTATTCCATATTGGTTTACTACGTAATTTCTATTGGAAATTGGTATACCACCAGATGTAGTTCCGTCCCCAACAAATGCTCTTTTAGTATCTGTCGTATAGATAATCTCACCTTCTTCGAAAATCATGGATTTTCGTTGAAGATCAGTTCCCCTACGAAGCTTTACTTTCCCTATACGACGATCAATCATTAGTAATTATTTATAGTATTACCATTCTATAACTTGCATTTATACTTAAAGGTTAAAGTTACTGTTATTAAGTTTTTATACAATATACTAATGCTACGTTACGAGGACGGGTAGTTCCACTACTGCCTGCATTACCAGAATATTGTGGTAATGATGTTGTATTAGTTGTAGAAGTTGCTGATCCTAATTGTATGTTAGGGTAATCCAAAATATTATAGTTATCTAATCCTACAGCAGTTAATGTTATATTTTGTGATACATCACCACCATTATATACCACACCAACAACTGCATATGTGGATGGTGTGTTATCATGACCAAATATAGTACCTTTTTGCCAACTTCCAAAAGTACGTCCATTGTCCACACCTCTTTTATTATCCCATCCACGAACAAATTCACCACGTAAATCTGGTATTTGAAAACTACTAAGAGTATTAAGTGTACTAATAGTTTTATAATTTTGTCCTATTACATTATATAAATTTGTGTAATTATTAATAGGTAATACACTTCCATTACATTCTAACCATCCAGTAGGTACACCAGATGCTGCAAACATTAAAACTGAACCTGTTGGAATAAAAAAACTTTTTAATTGATCTAAAGTTACAGCAGTTGTTTGATTATCTTGATCTAATAAAATAATAGAAGTTGGAAATTCGTGGAAAAATTTATCAGCCATAATAAACTTATTTACCTCCACTTAATATATTCACCTGCTCTTGAAACAATATATACTGTTGGGTTTTTACCTAAAATATAACTACTACCAATATTTAAATCTGCTATATTACTTATAATACTTTTAGAAGATCCTTTATATGTAGTAGTTGCTACACATTTATATTTACCAAGGTCTGTTTTAAATGCACGTAATATAGAATATGTCTTACTAGTTGCACCTGCTATTATTATGTCATCTTTATACCATTGATATGTTATAGGTTCATTAAATGTATTATATGCTTCTGCTGTAAATTGTGCAGGTGAACCTATTTGAGTACTATAAGATTGTGGTTGAATTCTCCATTTAAATTCTATACTACTAATATCTAATTTTGCTCTAACACTAACTAATCTACCTGCTTTAGATGTTGCAATACATCTGTAATAACCAATATCTTTTTGTTGAGCATCGAGAATTGTTAATTTTTCTCCGATAGCTTTCTGAATTACTATCCAATTTTCAATAATAGGATCTATTACTGTTAAAGATGTTGTAGTTGTATCTGTTTTTATTAAAAAATTATCATTTCCATGTGTTACAATAAAATCATTACTATGTGTTATTAACAAAGTATTATCCACTATTATTGTGGAAATTGTAGATGTTCCTGTTGTTATTTTTTCCCATGTATAAACAATATCATCGTATGGTCCTCTTGCTTTTGCAGTAAATACTGCATTGATCACAACATCATTTGAATATACAACATCTACAGGTTCTATAACCCATTCAAATGGTATTATTTTTGGAGGTTCAGGTGGTAATATTGGTGTCAAACAACCTGTTAAAGGTCTTAATTTATTATATAAATCATCTATTTCTCTTTTTAAATTATCCGAAAAATTACCAGAAGCTATTAAAATTAATTTTAACGTAATTCCATCTAAATCATGACCAACAATATAAGTATCATTTGTAGTTTCAACGTGTATAATATCTCCGTAGACTACATTTGATGGTAATCCAGCAACAGTTGTAATGTAATTAAGATTTGATATTACATTTCCACCTAACGTAGATCCGTCACCAACATAAGCACGTTTAGTATCTATCGTATATAATATCTCGCCTTCTTCGAAATTAACAAGTTTTCTCTGAAGATTAGTACCCCTACGGACTTTTATCTTACCTATACGACGATCAATCATTAATGATTATTTATTTAGTAGACTCACGAATAGGTAATAGATACGTTTTTAACTGATCAAAAAATGTATATGATACTGGTTTTTCTAAAACATAATTACGTGCATTATTTACACATAACCAATATTTTCCGAAAGCATCTTCAATAATCATAGTATATGCAGTAGGTGTAACAATCTTTTTTGCTGGTATAGATGGCAATCCTGTAGATGCAGCTGGAAATAATTCTCTATCCCAACCATAATTCCAAGTTGATCTTGTATAATCAGCAACTGAGTTTCTGTGTATCATTCTTTTATTTGTTAAATATAAAGTACTGAATTCTTGAGACATACCATCAACATAATATTCATCTCCAGTTAATCTCATGTTTTCCAAACCAGATCCAACTAATGGACTAGTAGGTAATCCTGTAATTTTAAAATTAGTACCATATCCTTTAATAAATCTATATATATTTTGAGGATCACTTTTTAATGCATATGTACAACATGCTGGTGGATCACCTATTGTGCAAAATAACAAATCAGTATGTTTTATTCCATCTATTTTAATAACACCACTAGCAGTACCATTTCCATCATAAGCACCTCCATTATTAGGAGTTGGTCCTACCCAAACATGATATATATCACCATTTTCACAACCTACTATTGCATCACTTCTATGTGCTTGATTTTTTGATAAAAATTTTTGCACACCAGTCAAAGCTGTAACACCACTAGTTCTAGTATATGTATTAACGTATACTAAAGCTCCGTTATTTAATAATAACATTTGTTGATATTGATTTCCACCAGTAGCATACGAACTAGGACAAAATGTATCTTTAATATCATACATTATAGTTCTCATATATGGATAATCATATGTATTATTTCCAATATCTATTGTACCATCTCTGTACATTATACATTGATTATTATTACCTAAAACAACACGTAAAACATTATCCATGTATTTTACGGTTGTAGAAGTTCCTGGTATTACTAATGATTTAATTCTGCTATCATCTTTAACCACATTTGTTACAGTAGCAGCAATATCAGTAGTAAAAAATGCTGATCCTTTAAACATAAAGGAATATTCTAATGGAAGATATCCTCCTTCACCTTCAACAGTAAAAAGATTTAATACGTCTCGTTCTTTCTCTTTAAACGATGATCTAAATGTAGGACTTGCTAACATATTATCCAACCATGTCTCCTGATAACCATACTGTGTATGGATTTTGTTTAATTACACACAAATTAATTTGTGAATATTTTTTTCTAGTAAATAATGCACCATCAGATTGAGTCACTGTTACTGTTCCTGATGTAGATACTTTAACTTTAGAGTCACCTGTTTGTATTAACATTACATTAAACCCTGTTGGTAATTTTGGAGAATCACTAATAGTAACATTAGCAATTGGAGCGGATTCTCCACTAAGTGGAGTACGATTCATCATAATAATAGATCCGTTATGACCTGCCGATAATGTTATAGAATTAGTATATTCTAATATAATTGCTGAAAAGTTTTGAATTTCATTACCATTCATGTTTAAATTACCAGTCATTGTATCACCTGATAATTCTACATATGTGGTTAAAACCATTGGATCAATATAATTTTGATCAATTTTATTTTCTAAATCGTTTAATTTGTTATTAACATCCGAATTTACATATGCTTTAAGAGCTGCCGTACTAACTTTATTTGTATCTCTGGAAGATAATGATGCTTGACTGATAGGTAATAAATCACTATTAGTAATTACATTTGCTCCAGATAATTCTACGATTTTAATACCCATAATTTTATTTATTGATAAAATTAAATATTAGATACACCAGCAACATC